TAGAACTATGTGCTAGTATACCTTATAGAAAGTTTATTATTTTCTGCAACAATGAAGATACTCCTATTTTCAGTGATCTTATTATACCTGATAACGTATTGGGGATATTTGCAGCTAATGCATTAGGGTATAAGAAGAAGTTATATCCATTTCCTTATGGTGTTGGTAGAAAACTACATCATGATGATGTGAGACATGATATATTACTGAGGGCAATGCAGTTAGACCCTAAACCTAAGAAGTTATTATACATCAACCATGCAGAACATACTAATCTTAGTGCACGTGGTAATATAAGAGAGATATTTTCTAGGAGATCTTTTGCTACAGTCGGTGAGAGATGTATGTATGATCAGTATGTCAGAGAGATACAGAACCATAAGTTTATGATATGTCCTGAGGGAAATGCATTTGATTGCCACAGGAACTGGGAGGTTCTATATCTAAAACGTGTTCCCATCATGGCAAGGAACGCATACTTACAGAGGTTATATAAAGACTATCCCATACTATGGGTAGATGATTATAGTAATATAAACAAGACCTTATTGTTAGAAAATGAAGATTTGTTTGCAAAATCAAAAAATTTAGATATAAATCTGCTACACTTATACAGTGTCTTCAATCGTGCAGTCAAACATGCTAAAGATTCCTGACGTTACCCTGATTATACTGGCAGATTTAGACATCCCAGATGCAGTGTACGCAATAAATAAGTCATGCGAACAGATTGAATGGGGTCGTGCAAAGTTTCTTGGCAGCAAGAAACCACAAGGACTCTGCGATCAGGTAGAATATGAAGAGACATATCCAATCGAAAGTATAAATGACTTTAATTTTTATTGTATTTACAATCTTACTAATCACGTCGGGACCTCGCATTGCCTTCTCATACATCCGGACGGCTACGTTATTCGTCCTCATCTTTGGGATAATAAATTTCTTGAGTATGACTACATCGGTGCACCGTGGAGAGATGACCCAACAGCGTACCTTGACCCGTGGGGAAGGAACCAACGTGTCGGGAATGGAGGATTTTCCCTACGCTCCAAGCGTCTACTCAACGTCCCCACTAAAGTCACCGTCCCTTGGGAAGTAAACGAAGGTACTTTTTATAAGCACATGAATGCCGGACTATATAACGAGGACGGGAACATATGCGTTCATAACAGGCACATCTTCGAGCAACAAGGATGTGTGTATGCTCCCGTCGAGGTGGCGAGTAAGTTCTCTAGAGAAGAGATGCTACCAGACAGTGAACAAGAAACCTTTGGTTTCCATTATCATTTTCAAGAAATACGATGACTACAAAATTCTATCCACTATGGTGGAATCCGTGGGGTGACAAAGGACTTGACTTCAAAAAGAATGTAAGTATCTCAATCGATAATTTAGATTGTGATGAGAGTGCAGACTATAAGATATTATTTTTAGCAGAACCATATTCTATTCTCCCTACTGTTACAGAGGGAGCACTTCGTGGTGCAATGAAGTTCGATAAGATATACACATTTACACAGAAGATATTAGATCACTATCCACAGGCAGAACTATTTGAGTGGGGTAGTAGTTGGTTAGACTTCAAAGATTTGAAACTAAACAAGGGTAATAATGTCACCTTTGTAACCAGTGAGAAGTATCAGACACTAGGACACAAGTTACGTCTGGATATATACGAGTTACTCAAGAGTATTGATGTGTCTAATGGTCTACAATACTATGCACATAAGTCACCACCATTCCATGACAGAAGGAATGACTTCTTTGAGTCTGCTAAGTTCCACATCGCTGTTGAAAATTCCAGACAGAAGAACTACTTCACAGAAAAAGTAATAGATTGTTTTGCATCTAAGACTGTGCCAATATACTATGGATGTCCTAACATCAATGAGTGGTTCAATATGGATGGTATAATAACATTCAATACAATAGATGAACTAGAGAATATATTATCAAGTCTTGATGCTAACAAATATGATGTCAGATTAGATGCTATCGAAGATAACTATCAGAGAGCAAAGAAATTTCATAGCGACAATGATGTCGTGCCTAGACTCACTGATAGGATAGTCAAAGAGGTAAATGGATGACGGTCAGTTATTGTATACCGACCCATGATAGCAATCCAAAATGTCAATCCTACTTGTTTGATATTTTCTATGCTCTGTCCGAACAAACTGATAAGGACTTCAATGTGTGGATTTCCGATCATGGAAAGACAGACAAAGTCCTCAATGCTTGTAAAGAATATTCAGATCTATTTCAAATAAACTATGTTAGAAATAAGACTAATCATGGGAACATTTCTGCTAACACTAATCACGCTCTTCGTAACGCAGATGGTGACATACTAAAGGTTCTCTTCTCTGATGATTTCATACTAACCAGAACCCTCACAGAAGATTTACATAAGGCATTCAAATTGGATGTCGACTGGGCGGTTACGGGGTTTGCTCACACCCTAGATAATGGACAGACACACTACAATCCAAAGGTGCCTGTTTGGAATGACCGTTTATTAGAAGGGGTAAATACTCTTAGTTCACCATCTATTCTCGCACTGAGAAAAGGTATTGAGGAGTATTTTGATGAGGAACTTGTTATGTTGATGGACTGTGACATGTACTATAGACTGTACAGAGATCATGGACAACCAGCAGTGATAAAAACTTATCACATCTCTAATAGAGAACACCCCAACCAAACACAAAGACAATACGAAGATCTCTTACCAAAAGAGATTGAATACTTGAAAGAAAAACATTCATCATGACTATAGGATTCAACCATTTAGGAAGACATGGCAGACTGGGTAATCAAATGTTCCAGTATGCAGGACTACGAGGCATAGCAGCACATCGTGGTTTTGATTTTATGATTCCAGATAGTGACTTCAAAGACGAGTGGACAGACCATCAACTCTTTGAGGCATTCAAACTAAAAGGTTTGACTAACATAGGAACGTGTCCTGGCACCTACGTAGGAGAAGCACACTTCCATTATGATGCAAACTTGTTCAACAATATGCCTGACAATCATAATGTATATGCATACTTACAGAGTACAAAATACTTTGAGCATATAGAAGATGATATACGTGAGGACTTTGAGTTCAAGAATGAAATCAGAGTACCATGTGAGGACATGATTTCAACAGTGAGTGATCCTATTGCATTACACGTTCGCAGAGGTGACTATATACAGAACTGTGATAATCATCCACCATGTCCAAAGGAATACTATGACGCTGCCCTATCAAAGTTTGATGCTAAACGTAATGTTATTATTTTTTCTGACGATCCTGAATGGTGTGGCACTGAGTTCCCTGATGATAGGTTCCTTATCTCAGAAGGTGGAGACAATCTTGCAGACCTGTGCATGATGAGTCTGTGTTCTGATTTTATTATCGCTAACTCATCATTCAGTTGGTGGGGGTCATGGTTGAGTAAGAATCCTAACAAAAGGATAATAGCACCTGACAAATGGTTCGGAGTAGGGTATACTAAGAATCATATAACATCTGATCTATACTGTAGCAACTGGGAGGTATTAAAGTAATGGCAGATAAAATCGTACAAGAGGGAGTAGAGATTCCTGATCTTGGTATGTACGAAGACCTACAAATTCAACCTATAAATTCGTGGGATCTAACAAGCACTACATTTATCATACCTCTTAGGTGTGAGACAGCAGATAGAATTAGAAATATAACTACCTCATTGGTATATCTTCTAAAGAATTTTGACACTCAAATAATAATAAAAGAACATGATAAGGAATCTGTATTCCTAAAGCAAGTTGTTCCTATGCTTGATGAGGTAGTACCTCCTATCAAGATGCATAATATACACCATATATTTGAGGAGACAGACGATGTAATATTTCATCGTACCAAACTACTCAATGATATGTTGGAGTTGGTAGAGACACCAGTTGTATGTAACTATGATGCAGATATACTACTCCCACTAAACAGTTACATACTCGCACAGAATACTATACTCAAAGGTTACAATGGTGAAGATATAAAATGTGTATACCCTTATGGAATAGGTGAATTCCAATACCAGTTGTTTATCAAGGATGAAGATGTTACTCGTTTCATTAATTCTAATTTCAATTTCGGAGCGTTCCAAGGAAAGGCAAACTTATATGATGCCAAGTTTGGTTTCTGTCAATTCTTCGACACGAAAGAATACCGTAGACTAGGTGCAGAGAACGAAGGGTTTGTAGCATATGGTTATGAAGATGACGAACGTTATCATAGATTCAATACCTGTTCTAAAGTATTGAGATTGAATGACCATGTGTTCCACATGGAGCATGGTAGGACACCTAATTCATGGTTCAATAATCCACACATAGAAAGTAACAGGGAACTGTGGCAGAAGTTGAGTAAGATGACTCGCAAACAACTTGAAGAATATTATGCTAACCCTGATTACTTAAATGCCCGACAGAAATAAAGCGATAAAAAAACTAGATGGTTTTCCTAAAGTGTTGTGGATCAATCTTGATCGCTGCACAGAAAGAAGGAAGTATATGGAAGATCATCTATCCTATTGGGGTATAAAAGATCATCATCGTATCTCAGGTATAGATGGTGAGGAGTTTGAAGAGCACCTAAAAGGAACAGTTCCTGATCAGATGAATACAGGTGAGTGTGCTTGTGTCATGTCACACTTGAGTGCCCTCAAATATTTTGTAGAAGAGACAGACTTAGATGAGGTTGTCATCATGGAAGATGATGTAGATTTATCTACTGCATCTAGTTGGACTTTCAATTGGAAAGAAGTACGTAAGAGACTCCCCATAAACTTTGATTGTCTTCAACTTACTATTATAAATCCTAATGGGATAACCTTGAAACTTCACCATAGATTTATCAATGACTTTTCTGCTGCTTGCTACCTTATTACTCGTCATCATGCAACTAAGTGCATCCGTCTACACCAAAGAGGAACGCAGTGGAAGATCGATCAAAACATCAGACCAAGAGCAGTCTCCGAAGACCTAATATTAGATAGTGGTAAGACATATGCTACACCCTTGTTCAATTACAGGATGGACTTGGGTTCTAATATACATGAAGAACACCTTGACATTTTTCACAAAGGAAGTAATAATGCATTAAAGGAGTTCTGGGAATACCAAGCAGTGGATCACACCATTGAACAGATCATGGAACTTGATGAGTATGTTGGTAGAGTTCCGCCATCAGTATACCTAAATCAATTGAAAGAACAATGAACACATCTATTACACCACTTGAGAGTGACGAGTACGATCCTATTATCAAGGTACCACAACCAGTATTCACAGAGATGAAAGACTATGGTGCCATAGGTGTCTTTGAGAACTTTGTCAAACCAGAATTTTGTGACTCACTCGTAGATCTTTTTGAGTTCTGGTACACAAAAAAATATTTCAAGAACATACCATCAACACATGATGTGACTAAGATGGGTGACGATACATTTACATTGGATCATTTCAATGATGGTAAGACTCAGTTTCCACAGGGTGGAATGGGTAGAAAGGATCATCAACTATACCTAGAGATATGTGATCAGACTATGACTATGCAAGTCAACCAGTCTGTAGGTATGGCATTTGAAATGTATGTCAAGAAGTACTCAGGTCTTGTAGATGCAAGTGACCCTGTATCATCATGGACATGTAAGTTACAACGTACTGATCCTGGTGGTGGTTATCATGTATGGCATTGTGAGAATGGTAACTTCTTGTATAGAGATAGAGTTCTAACATGGATGATATATCTAAATGATATTCCATATGAGAATGGTGGAGCAACAGACTTCTATCATCAAGAGATATCCTTCCAACCAAAGAAAGGTACAGTAGTGTTGTGGCCAGCAGCATATACTCACATGCATCGTGGTGCATTTCTAACAGGTGAAAAGTCAAAGTATATTGCAACAGGTTGGTTCATTAGAGAACCTGGTAACGTAACAGAGAAGACACTGAGTGAAGCAGCACAAAAATGATATTCTATACGTGCATTACGAACGGTTATGATACCGTTCCTGACGTATATTACGATAAAGATTGTCAGTATATTTGTTTCCATGATGGTACTATAGAGACTACTAAACCACTATGGAAATATATCAAGATAGATGTAGAAGAAGAGTGTCCAGTCAGAAGATCATATCATCCTAAACATTGTCCTCATTTATATTTTGATGAGGGTGAGTATGTTGTATGGGTTGACGCTGCATATAATATCACACAAGAACTTGTAGAGTTCTCTAAAGAATATGAAGGTGACTTTATGTTACCAACACATCCTGATAAGAGATCATTGACTGCTGAGTTTAATAAACTACATGCTTATGGATTCTCTACTAAAGATGAGATCTTAGACATGGCACGTCTAATGCATAGTAGAGGTTATGAACCTAAACATTATGACCAAACAATAAACTGTGTGATATGGAGAAGACTTACACCAGAGGTTATTGAATGGGGTAAGGTATGGAGAGAGTGGTATATGGGTGGAGTGAACAGAGATCAAGTCTCTAGTTCAGTAGCAGAGTATCTTGTAGTCAATGCAGAGAGGACTGAGATAGTTCACAAGGGTAATCATCATTGGAGAGGACTAAAATTAGTTGAACTAGCAAAACCTAATAGAATCAAATCATATGATCACTCATATTGTATTGACAAACCAAACAATAGATCCATTGTAGAATTCTTGACAGAGTTGAATAGTATATGGAACTTCAAAGATGTAAAAAGTATGATGATAAAATCATCAACGGATACATTACCGTATGAATTTGGATCTGATATTGATACAGAATTGATAGTGTTCACATGTATTACTAATAATTATGATGTGTTCCCTAAGGAATCATACTATGATCCTAATGTAAAGTATGTTTGTTTCCATGATGGCACCATTGATACTACAGTAGAACCATGGATATATGTTGAATTAGATTTAGATATAGAAGACCCAAGAGACTTTGCATTCTATGTCAAAGCAAATGCACATGAGTTCTTTCCGGAAAATTCTTACACAGTATGGATAGA